GGTATTAATGATACTTGGGACGGTACTAATTTTGTATCTCCAGTAATAGAAGAACCAACAGAATAAAATAATTAAATAACAAAACCCCCAAAGGATTTTACTCCAATGGGGGTATTTTTGTTTAATTTTGTCCTACTTACATGGATATTTGTTGTACCATTCTTGATACCGTGCTCCATTTACGGAACTCCATGATGACCAGTCTTTTCCACCCTTAGTCATAAAGTGGGCTATTTGTGCATTAGTAACTGGGTTAAATAACTCAGCGTTTGAATCTAGTTCGAACTTTTCCCTGCGGTCTGGACCCAAGTTTCCTATCATGTTTATTTGAAACATGCCATAAGAACTATCTCCAGTTTCACTGTTGCCATTAAAAGCAAAAGGTCTGCCATTAGATTCTGCTTTAGCGATTGCACATGCAGATCGTAAAGCATTGCCTTTGAAGCCTACCGCTTTTAATAAGTCAACTAACTGCCCATCAGTTAATTTATGGGCATTTTCATACTTTTCTAATATTTTTTCCTTAGAAACCAAAAAAACCCCTTGAGGGGGTTCTGCAGTCTTTACGGTGGGTTCTATTAGAGTTTTAGTTTCAAGAGCATTAGCGGCATTTAAAAATGGTGCAAAAAGCCCAACCAGTGCTATCAAACCTAACCATATCCCTTTGTTCTTATCTCTCATTGTAAACTACCTCCTAGAGCAAGATTGCTACCTTTCGGTAGCATTGTATTAATTGTAGCACGAATTTGGGTTAAAAAGCAAGTTTAGATAATATTTTTTTATTTTATTTTAAATGCCGTGCTTGAAAGTGGTATAATAATTATCTTATGGCTGAAACCGCAATCTACGATTTACCCTATCCAACAGACGCCTCACCAGTCGATGTTGCTGGAGATTTGCAAGCCTTAGCAGAGCGTATTGAAGCGGTATTACCAAGTCTAGGCTTACCATATTTTACTCATGAAGTTAGAAATAACAGTGGTGTAACTATTGCTAAAGGTGATCCAGTTTATGTTACTGGATTTTCTACTAAGACTACCGTCGCAAAATCGGTAGCAACAGATCTTACAACATTTCCAGTAATAGGATTAGCAACTACAGCAATTACAAATGGTAGTGATGGCGTTGTTATTGTTTCTGGTATTTTTAGTGGAGTAAATACTTCTTCATATACCGCTGGAGATATCCTATACGTAGGAACATCTGGGGGACTCACAGATACACAACCAGCAGGTGGCTCAGGGGCTACAGGAGTGGTTTTAAAGGCTAATTCAACAACAGGTATTATACTTGTTACACCAGCAAAAAGTAACGGCACCTGGGGTGCAGTAAAGGCAGGATTGTAATGGCAACATATAGAGGACAGGGTACAGATTCATTTTCAATTGGTGCCCCACCACCAACAGTTCTATGGACATTAGTTCGTGGAGACACAGCAGCATTTAGAGTTTATGTAACAGATGAAAATCGTGAACCATTAACAATTAGTGAATGGGACATTGCAATGGATATTGCTAGGAGAACCGTTAATAATAACGTTGTAACTTATCCAGTAATTGTTTCACTAAATCCAGAGGCAACATTAGATGATGATGATGGAGAGTTTACAGTTTCTCTCTCTGCTGGAGAATCTGAAGATCTTGAAACGGGAGATATATTTGATATTCAATTATCTGATGCTACCCGCACATGGACAATATGTAAGGGAACAATTACAGTTATTGATGATGTAACTGGTCCATACGAAAGTTAATTATGCCAGTAGAACAAGTTACTACTCTGCAAATTGCGAAGGTAGACATAACACCAACCCAATACACTAAAGTAAATATCAAAAGACTTGGCACAACAGTCCCAGAGGTTATTGGTGTATATCCTTTTCGTGTAAGGTTTAAAGATTTGGGATACCCTGGTTTTTCAACAAATACAACTCCAGGTATTGGCATAGCAGTCATCGGCAGTACTTTCTACATTTTATGATATAATCACATATATGGCTATCATACCAATCACCACGTTAAAGACAAAGTTTGAGTCTGGAGATAGACCTACTGGACAAGACTTTGCTGATTTAATTGATACTACTTCATACCGTGCTGAAGCACTAGGTGGAGATGGAAATAACTCATTAACAATCAATGGAGTAGAGACAGCAACCGTATTTGATACTATCGATACATCGGTTTTTCGTACGATCAAGTATTTAATTCAAATCTCTCATCCATCAACAAACGTTTATAAAAGCACAGAACTTAACATAATTTTTGATGGAACAAATCAAAATATATCGGAATTTGGCACGGTATCTAATACGGCAAACGCCATAGGAAATATCACTGCTAGTTTAAATTCTGGTATAATAAGCATGACGGTAACCCCCGTACTAACGCCGATAACCATTAGGTATTACCGAACTGGTTTGAAAGCATAACCCCAAAGGAGCACTAAAATGGCAACAGTAGATAAAGCCTTTAGAATTAAAAATGGCTTAGTTGTTGAGGGTAGTACCGCTACCGTCAACGGACATGATGTACTTACAAAATCAATTGTAGACGCAAAAGGCGATTTACTTGTAGGTACCGCAGATAACGCAGTACAAAGATTAGAAGTTGCATCAACTGCAGGATATGTTTTAACAGTAGATTCTTCAACAACATCAGGATTAGTTTGGTCAGCACCACAAGCAGTAGGAGAATTTGGTTCAAGCATTGTATTTGAAGGCGCAACATCAAATGATTTTGAAACTACTCTTCAAGTAACTGATCCAACAGCAGATAGAACAATTACACTACCAGATGCAACTGGTACAGTAGCACTTCTTGATGTAAGTCAAACTTTAACAAATAAAACAATTGCACTTAGTTCAAACTCAGTATCAGGTTCAATTTCTGATTTTAATAGTGCATTAACTGATGCAGACTTTGCAACTATAGCAGGAACCGAAACATTAACAAATAAGACACTTACATCACCAGTAGTAACTGGTCTATCTTTAAATGATGCAAGCATTGTTTTTGAAGGTGCAACCGCTAACGATCACGAAACTACTTTAACAGTTACTGATCCAACTGCAGATAGAACAATTACTCTTCCAGACGCAACAGGTACAGTAGCACTTGCAGGAGACGTATTAGCACTTGCTGGCGGAACAATGTCTGGCGCAATTGCAATGGGAACAAACAAAATTACAGGTCTTGGAACACCAACAGACTCAACAGATGCAGCAACAAAAGGATATGTTGATAATGCAGTTGTAGGTATTGACTGGAAAGCATCAGTTCGTGCAGCAACTACTTCTGACATAACACTTTCTTCTGATCTTGAAAATGGAGATGTTGTTGACGGAGTAACTCTTGCAACTGGAGACCGTGTTCTTGTTAAGAATCAATCAACTGGTTCACAAAACGGTATTTATGTAGTTAAAGTATCAGGAGCACCAGATCGCTCAACTGATGCAGATTCAGGAACTGAAGTCACTGCAAACTTTGCGGTATTCGTAGAAGAAGGAACTGTAAACGCAGATTCAGGATTTACATTAACTAATAACGGTGCAATTACAATTGGAACCACAGCCCTTGTATTTACACAGTTTACTGGTCTTGGACAAGTAACTGCTGGTGACGGTCTTACAAAAACAGGAAATACACTAAACGTTGCCGCTGGAACTGGTATTAGTATCACTGGTGATGCAGTTACAAACGAGGGTGTAGTTTCAATCACTGGTACAGCAGATCAAGTTGTGGCAAGTGCTTCTACTGGTGCAGTAACTTTATCTCTACCACAAAGTATTGGTTCAACATCAACACCAACATTTAGTTCAGTAAGCGTTGGATCTGTAACTCTTACAGATGCTCTTTTAAGTACCGCAACATCAAGCGTTGCAACTACAAGCGCAACCGTTGTGGATTCATGGTCAGCATCAACATATTCAAGTGCTAAGTATTTAGTACAAATGAAAAAGGGTACAGAAATTCAAACCCTAGAAGTTCTTATTAACGTAGATGGAAGCAACAACGTTGCTATCACAGAATACGCAGATGTAATCAATGCAGCAGCCTCTTTAGGAACAACTGATGCAGATTTCTCAGGCGGAAATGTTCGTCTACTTGTAACACCTGCAGCAGCAGACACAGTAGTAAAGGTTCACAAAACGCTTATCGAAGCGTAATGTGGACTGAAGGGACAGTGAACTTCAGTGGCACCTGGTAGCATAACTACTAATAAAGACTTTGTTGTAAAACAAGGGCTTAAGGTTTCCACTGGAGTTACATTCCCTGATAATACTGTTCAGAGTACCGCTGCATTAACTGTTGGTAGCACTTTTCCAGCAACTGCATCTAATGGTCAATTATTTTTATATACCGTGACCGAAAGAATTTATTATTATTTAAACGGTCAATGGAATCCTTTAGCCAGTTACATAGATGCTCAATCAACCTATGATGGAAATGGAATTACCTATCCAACTCTATTTGCAATATTAGACGGTGGAACCGCATCTTCAACTTATACCGCTCTACCAGTAGCAGATGGCGGCAGAGTAAATGAACAATTCTGATATAATGAACGTTGGAGGATTAATAAATGGCAACTAGAATTCAACTCCGCAGAGGAACTGCAACGCAATGGACGACAGCGGATCCTATCCTTGAGGCTGGAGAAGTTGGCTGGGAGTCAGACACCAATAAGTTTAAAATTGGTGATGGAATAAATAACTGGGATGACTTAACATACTTTTTAGATTCAACAGATACAGGATTTAACGCTGAAGATTATATTTTAGCAACATCAAAAAATGCCGTAAGCGGTGTTGCAGCCCTTGATGCTAATATAAATGTTGTTACAACAACTGGAGTTGTATTTGAAGGTGCTACAGCAAATGAGCATGAATTAACTCTTGCAATAGCAGCAGATCCAACATCAGATAGAACAATCACACTTCCAGATGCTACAGGAACGGTTCAACTTAGAGTTGCTGATGTTTCAGATACAGAAATTGGATATCTAAATGGAGTAACTTCATCAATTCAAACACAATTAGATGCTAGGGTAGAAGAATCTTTATTTGATGCAAAGGGAGATCTTTTAGTTGGCTCTGCAGACAATACTCCAACAAAATTAACCGTTGGAACAAACGGATATATTCTTACAGCAAATTCTTCAGCAACAAATGGTATAGAATGGGCTGCCGCTCCTGCTGGCTACTCTCCTCCAACGCTAGGATCTACTCAGATAGCCTCTGGCGCAACTGTAACAACAATTGCTGGACTTACACTTTCAACTCCAACAGTTTCAGGACTTGCAATTTCAGATTCTTCTATAGTAATTGAAGGCGCAACTGCAGATGAATATGAAACTACGCTACAATTTACAGACCCTACTGCTGATAGAACAATTACATTTCCAAATGCTACAGGTACAGTTGCATTCACTGAAAATGTTGCAGCGCTATCAGGAGCAACTTTTACTGGAGCGGTATCTGGAACAAGCCTAACCCTTTCAGGAGACTTAACGGTAAATGGAACAACTACAACCATTAACTCAACAACTCTAACAGTAGATGATATCAATATTACTATAGGTCAGGGTAATACCTCAGATGCACTAGCAGATGGTGGCGGTATAACATTAGAAGGTGCTACTAACAAAACCTTCAATTGGGTAGACGCTACAGATGCTTGGACATCTTCAGAACACATGAACTTGCTTACAGGCAAATCTTATAAAATTAACGGCACTGCAATTTCTGCAGCCTTACCAGCCCTTACATGGGGTGAAGTTAAAAATGGTAAGTCTGGTCTAACAATTAGTTAAACTACTTTATAAAACACAAAGTACTTAACCCTAAAGTAAACATTTACTTTATTATTTGTGCGTAATTTTCTATTTTAATTTTATGATATACTAAGAGTACTTTGCGATTGGCAAAGCGCTAATAATATTTTTTAATAGAAAGTTGGAAAAATCAATGTCGGATATCTTTTCTTTTCGTTTATCAGATGAATTCGTAAACAAATATGTTGGAGTTCAAGCGCCATTTGGCTTTACAGACGCAGGATCTAACTCGTTAGGCGAAATTACTTTTATACGTACATACTCTCGTATGAAGGAAGACGGTACAAAAGAAAGATGGCATGAGGTTTGTAAGCGGGTAATTGAAGGAATGTACTCAGTACAAAAGAACCACGCTAAAGATAATAGACTACCTTGGAACGACAACAAGGCTCAGAAATCTGCTCAAGAAGCCTATGATCGTATGTTTAATTTAAAGTGGACTCCACCAGGTCGTGGTCTATGGGCATTTGGAACTCCTATGACTATGGAGAAGCGTAATTCTGCTTCCCTGCAAAATTGTGCAATGGTCTCTACTCGTGATATTGATCGTAATGATCCAGGTGCTTTATTTGCTTGGGTAATGGATGCCTTAATGTTAGGTATTGGTGTAGGGTTTGACACTATTGGAGAAGAGAAAGAAATCTCTATTTGTGCCCCTACAGAACCAGAAAATGTGTGGGACATCCCAGATACTCGTGAGGGCTGGGTAGACTCTGTAAGAATGCTTTTAAACTCATATCTGCGACCTAATCAGGCTATTCAGAAGTTTAACTATGACCTTATCCGTCCTCTAGGTGCCCCTATAAAAGGGTTTGGTGGGGTCGCTAGCGGTCCAGAACCACTAAAGGCACTACACAATAGGATAAACGAAGTTATTGGCGGTAGGGCAGGAGAAAAACTAGATTCTAGAGCCATTGTAGATATTATTAATCTTATTGGTACCTGCGTTGTTTCTGGTAATGTACGTCGTTCTGCTACCTTGGCTCTTGGTCTACCTGGAGATGAAAACTTTATTAATCTTAAAAATCCAGATGTATTTCCAGAAAGAAACTCATATGATCCAGAAAATCCAGGATGGGCATGGATGTCAAATAACTCTATTGCTGCAGAGGTTGGAACAAAGTATGAAGACTATGTTGATTTAATTGCAAATAATGGTGAACCAGGATTTATTTGGTTAGATGTTGCACGTAACTTTGGTCGTCTAGCAGATCCAGCAGATGGAAAAGATTCTCGTGTAATGGGTTTTAATCCATGTGCAGAACAACCATTAGAATCATACGAACTTTGCACATTAGTAGAAGTTCATTTAAATCGTCATGAAGACAAAGAAGATTTCTTGCGTACATTAAAGTTCGCTTACTTATATGGAAAAGCCGTAACACTTCTTCCAACACACTGGCAAACCACAAATGGTATTATGCAACGTAATCGTCGTATTGGAACATCTTTAACTGGTATTGCATCATTTGCAGATACAAAAGGAATGCCAACAGTTCGTGATTGGATGGACGAAGGGTATAAGAAAATTCGTCAATATGATC